TTTTTTGTTTAAGTGCGGTCATTCTTTTCTTGGTTTCTAACCGCTCTTGTTTATCTTGTTTCTCTCGTTTCTTTCTTGCCTGCTCTTTCGAAAGGATAATCGCACATTTAGGTGAGCAGACTTTCTGTGTTGAGCTTATTGTTTTCACAAAGTAACAACCGCATACTTTGCATTTGTATTCCTTAGGCTTATTCATATCTACCACCATTTACCAGTGATTAAGATTGTTCCTATAACAACACAGTCATAAGCTATAATTAAAATCTTCAATTCTTTCTCATTCATCGTCCGCACTCTCAATAAAACAAATAATCACAAACACAACCACAAAGAGAACTACTGCTAAAGCTATTTCTTCTCTCATGCCAATCACCAGAAAAACGCATATAATTGATTTAAAATGTTTTCATCTTTTGTATCGTTAAAAACGTACTTTATGGCGGCGTTAATCACCGCACTTAAACATTCGCCACGCTCTATATCGTCCATTTCATCCCATTTAAGACTTTGTGCCTCTTTGTGTATTTCCCCTGTATCAAAGTTGATAAACTCATCAAAAAAACCGGCTAATATAGTTAAACGCTTTCTAAAATGATTAAATTGTTTAGCCTCGTCTGCGCAAGCCATTTCTGTGTTATCTGCCGCATAGTGATCGAAACAAAATTTAAAGAACGCAAACAGTTTTCGGTGCAACTTTGGATTGTTTCTTTTCTTGAGGGAAATTTCATACAATCCACCATTTTCAAGCTTTTTTAGCTTATCTAGGTACATATCATCAGCGGGGCAAAACACCCCACCAGCGTTTTTAATCATCGGGATAATCATTCATATCCACCGCACTTTTTAACAAAATCAAGACTTACTGAACGTGTGACAAAATCTTCCATCGCTGGATCAAACACTACGATCATCTGTCCTTTTGAGTTTCCTTTGATTTCTTCTCCTGTTACTGGATGGATAAATGCGATTCTCCCTCCTGTAATATCAATCACTTCATTCGCCACATTGTGAATGTGGTTTTGATACCACTGCGTTGATTTATCGTTATTGAGCAACATGACTACAAGGCATCCAGCATCTCTTAACTCTTTCGCTTTAATGATAAATGGAGTCACATCTGAATAAGGCGGATTTACATAAACCGAGTTACAACAAACGGTATCCATTAAAAACTTAGCACTAACGTTTAAAAAATCATGATGAATACCCTTCTCGCCAATGTAATCTGGTGTTAATGCGTTGTTCTCGTTGGCACATCCATCTACGCCAAAGTTGAATCTGGTATCTAGCCAATTAAATACATATTTAGGCGTGCGCCATGTATCTTTATCAAATTTTTGTTCTGTCATTTACGCAATCCCCATAATCTCTTTAATCTTTGCCACACCGTTTTTTGATACTTCTGGAGGAATAACTTTTGGCTTTTGCTCTAGCAACTCAGGAATTTCTGGAAATTCAAAGCCTGTTTTCACTTTCTCGATAACTTCCGAAAGGATTTTCGGCATAGCCTTTTGGCAATCATCCCATTTCTTTTTTCCATAACCGTCATAAATGGTTTTTAGCAGGTAATATTCAGCCTTTGAGCGGAATTTGAAGTTGTGAGGCTCTTTTGCGTAACCAAAATATTTTTGAAGTCTAGCCTCTAACTCTTCCAGCGTTGGCAATCCTAATTCGTGATTGTTGTAGTTGTTACACCAAGAAATAAATTCACCTACACTTGGCAAATACCCGTTTGTTTTAGCTCTTGCCGCAGCCATTCCACGCTTAACTTGCTCGAATGTTTTAACCCCGTTTTCAGCAAACCCAAGAATCCATTGTTGTTTTAAGATTTTTAGTTGCTCTGGTTGAACAGATAACAGTGTCGGGCAAGACGCGATAAGTTGATCAAACACTCTGTCAATCAATCTTTCAGCGGCAACTGGTGCGTGTTGAGTTGTTTTTTCGTTTAACTTTGAGACTTGGTTCATTAGAAAACTCCTTCCCAATCTTCTGGGCGATTCCACGGTTGAGCGTTTTTCTCGGCAAAAGTCATTTTTTGAGTTTGTTGGTTATTTGGTAAAACTCCCTGCCAATTCCAATCAGCATTAAATCCTTGCCAGTTTCGCTTGATTGCGATTGCTACTGCCTCACAAATTGAGATTCCAGCTTTGTCAGCCTCTGACTGATACCCTTTGAGGGCTGTTTCGGTTATTGGAGCTTTTTTGGCTTTCCGAAGAACGATAAAGTCGTCAGCAAGTTGTCCAGTGATTCCGAAATCAGCAAGCAAATCCAAAACGCTTTTTTTGGTATTTTTTTTATTATTATTTTGTATAGTGTTTTTATTGTTATTTTGTGTGTGAACTTTTTTCACCAGATCTGATGAACTTTTTTCACCAGTTTGTGAAAAATTTTCACCAGTTTCATCTGATGAACTTTTTTCACCAGTTTGTGAAATCTCAAATGCTTTCACTGAATAAGTATTCAATTTACGTTCACCGCCTGAGCGCTCAAGTAATCCCATTTCAACAAGTGATTCGCAAGCAGTTATAACCGAACGATTACTCAACCCTGTCACTTCCATAAATTGACTAACAGAAATATTGTCAGATTCTTTATTCCAGCCCTTTGTTTTGCGAACAACAAACAAGTAACATTTAAGCTCTGCGCAAGTGAGTTTTGCTAGCAACTCATCAATAACAGAATTGGGAATTTGAAACGCATTAGGAATAAATTTACTCATCACGCCTCCAACCAATACTGAGCAATACGTTTTCCGCTTGGCACGGTAATCATTTTGCTGATGATGTTGTAACCACGCTTTTTAATGTCATAGATACGAGCGCCAAGACGTAAGCAGTTAAAGCGCTTCTCTGCGTCTAAGTGCGTTAATCTCTCTCCGTTTTTTAGTGCTTTTAAAATCTGTGCTGATTGTGTTTGACTTGTCGTCTCGTTTTGATTAATATTTTCCATGTTAATTTTTTCCTAAATTGCCACGGTTGCCGCCGTGGTTTTTTTTTGCCGTTTATTTAGCGAGATTACGCACTCGATTGAGTGTTGTGTTGCTGCTAAATGCTTGTTTAATAATTTTCGGATTAAATCTTCTTCTGCTTGGGTGATTTCGCCATCTTTTAACGCATCTTCCAATACACCGAAAAGCATGCCTCTAGCTGATAATTCATGTAGTTGGATATTTGCCATTTCCACCGCATCTAGATTGTCTGCATCGGTATCTTTTACAAACCGTCCACCAGCATTACGGCAAAGCTCCTCAATAAAATCAGTGCAGTCATACTCGAGTTGGACGGCAATCAATTCTTCGTTTTTAAACCGTTGGCCTTTTGTTTGATAAAGACGATTATTTAACTCGCTTTCGGTAAAGCCGAGAAAGCCAGCTACCGCACTTTTTCCACCTGGCACTCTCTCGATCATCTCTATAATGGTTTGTTTCATTGTCATAATTTTTCCCACTTTTTTATGGTTTTCTTTTACTAGTAGTTTGTTAAATTAGCTTTGCGAATTGAGGGAAAAGCTCTTTAACAGATAAGCCTGTTACTTTTACCCACTTTTCGGGTGTTACTTTGTCCGTTGTTAATTCTCCGCCTCGTCTTTTAATTTGGTTGATAAATTGAGGACTTACACCCAATGCATCTGCTAATTTTTTCTGAGATCCAATGGCTTTGATTGCCTTATCAATAGGTGTCATTAACATTCTCCATTAAAAATTAGTCATTCTGATTAAATCAACTTTATGTTAACTCAAAAATCAACATTAATCAACATAAAGATGATTTGATTTAATAAACAATTTGTTTATATTGATAAATTAAGGAGGGTTTATGAAAAACGAATTTGATTCCCCAGTGAAACGAGCTGTTTCTAAAAGAATTCAGGAAGTGGTTAACGATAATAGAATTGGATCTAATAAGGCTCTTGCAGATTTGATAGGTGTTAAGCCGCAATCTGTTACAAATTGGATTCAGCGAGGGCAAATTAAAAGTGAAAACGCAAGAAAGATCCAGGAGGTGCTTGGATATGATATGGGCTGGATTTTGGCTAATGATGTCGCAACAACTGACATTGGAGCAAATCAAACAATTAATAGCTCAACAGTAAATATCACTACCGCTAATAATATTTATAACAATAATCAAGCAGAGCTATTGAGTAATGAGAAAGGTTTAACTCATAGACATAAGATTGATTATTACGATGTGCGCCTGGCCGCTGGATTGACAGGTTTTGAAAACTCTGATTACCCAGAAATAATCTCAAGTTTGTATTTGACTGACGAGGGCATGGCACAGTTAGTCGGTAAGAAGTCAGCAGATGGCATTTGTCTTGTAAATGTGCCTACAGACAGCATGGAGCCGACAATAAGAAAAGGCGATATTGTCTTTTTAGACACAAAAGTTAATGCTTATAGTGGTGATGGCATATATGCTTTTTCGATTGATGGTGCCTTATTTATTAAACGCATACAAAAGCTAGTCGGTGGTGGATATAGATTACACTCTGACAATAAAGACAATTACGATCCGCAAGATATATCGGAGGATGTTTGTCAAAACGCTAAATTCATCGGTCGTTTTATCCGTACAATACACATTGAGACAATTAATTTATAAGGACATTATGAAAGCAGTAGCCAAAAGAATTAAAGCTGAAAGAGAAAGACAGGGATTGTCTATTGCTGATTTAGCCAAGATCCTAAGCGTGAGCGAAAAAGATGTATTGGACCTCGAAAATGGCAAGATGCAATTAACAATGCGTGACATAGATCTGTTTGCTATCGCTCTTGAGGTTAGTGCTGATAAATTGAAATTCGGCGATGATTGGCGAGCTAATCTAGGTGTCCAATCAAAATTTGAAAACCCTCGATATAATCACTCAAACGTATCGACAAATACCGCAGCCACGATGACAACAAATAATTATTATCAAGGTAACGGAAATTCAGATCTGCAGGTGCAAATTAACCGAATGGAACAAGCGGCTCATACTGGTAGGCTCGGAGCGTTTACGCAGTTAGACAGAATCGAAGAACAGAATAAATTACTCCTTGAAAGGATTGAGCATATTAACGAAAAAATTGATTTTTTGATGACAGTTGGCGAAGTTACGCCTAAGGTAAATTAAAATAAGGGAATTACTATGGACAATTTAAAACTTGAATACTTTTCCAAAATTAATTTAGATGACCCATTCTTTGATAGTTTAAAATCTGATTATAAAGAATTTCCTAATTGGTTTAGTAAAAAACGAGAAAAAGGTGAAAGTGCATTTATTTTTATAAACAATAAAGGTTTATTGGATGGATTCCTTTATTTAAAAATAGAAGATGAAGAACTGAATGATATTAAACCAAATCTACCAAGTAAAAATAGATTAAAAATAGGCACATTAAAAATAAATCCACATGGGACGAGATTAGGAGAAAGATTTCTAAAAAAAATATTTGATATTGCATTAATAAAAAATATCGATGAAATCTATGTGACGTTATTTGAAAAACACCAAACATTATTAAGTTTATTTCAAAAATACGGATTTGAAAATCGAGCTGAAAAAATAACTCAAAATGGCCGTGAGATGGTATTGTTTAAAAATATCTCTAAAGTGTCAGGAGATATTGTAAAAGATTACCCAAATACCCCAGAAATGTCTAATCGCTATCTTATTTCACTTTATCCACAATGGCATTCTAGATTGCTCCCTGATTCTATTTTAAAGAATGAAGACCCAGCATTACTCATTAAAGATACATCACACACTAATAGCATACACAAGATTTATCTTACTGCAATGGAAGGAACGGATCGTCTGCGGCCCGGAGATACATTGGTAATTTACAGAACTGCGCCTGACGGTAAAATCGCTGAATATAGCGCTGTAGCAACATCTATTTGCGTAGTAGAAGAAGTTAAAAATATTAATGACTTTAGATCATTAGATGACTTCTTGAAATATACATTATCATATAGCATTTTTTCTGAGAAAGAATTGACTGAGTTTTTTAAATATAAAAAATATCCGGTGATAATTAGATTTACCTATAATATTGCATTAAATAAGCGTATAATAAGAAAATCATTAATCGAAGATATCGGAATGAGAAGAGAACAATATTGGGGATTTTTCAAAATAACGGAAAGTCAATATAGAAAAATATTATCAATGGGAGGAGTTAGTGAAAATCTTGCTATCCATTAAACCTGAGTTTGTAGAAAAAATCATTTCAGGTGAAAAAAAATTTGAATTTAGAAAAACATTACCTAAACGTGAAGGTGTAACAACAGTTGTGGTTTACTCAACTATGCCAGTAGGACGAGTTATCGGGGAATTTAAGGTGAAAGATACTCTATCTCACACGCCAGAATCTCTTTGGGAAAAAACTAAGGAATTTTCAGGCATTACCAAAAATTTCTTCGATGAGTATTTTTCCACAAAAGCTTTGGCGCACGCATTTGAAATTGATTCATTTAAGCTATACGACGAACCATTAGTAATTTCAGATGTATTGCCATCCGGCACTCCACCACAATCTTATTGCTATATTAACTAACCAATGAACCGCCTCACCGGCGGTTTTTTTATTAGCATTTAAACTCCGCAATCAACTCCTCTAGCACAATCCTCTCCTGCTCATTAGCGCGCACAATCCTCAACTCTTCATCTACGCGCGACACTATCTCATTAATCCCTAAGCTATTGATGCCTTCGCAATTTAGCGAGATTAACCACAACTTAAACTTTTCTTTCATAACCCCTCCTTTTTTCTTGGCAATCATACCTTAATCAAAGGCGTGGTCTATTTTGGCTATTAAATTTTGCGACACAGATCGCAAAAACGATAAAAATCCGAGGAAAAACCGCATTATTAACCAATATCCAATTACGGATTGCTCAAAAAACAAGCAATCAAATTTATTTTTCCTAAAAAAATACACATAAAAATCAACAATATGAGTTTTTAAATCAACTTTTTCAACAAAATTAATCAACTTTATGTTGACGCAAAGATAAACATAATGTTTAATATACTCATCAAAACGAGATACACAATCTCAACGCTCTTTAAAAATTGTGATAAAGAAAAGCCCCGATAAACAGGGCTAGGTTACTAAGATTCATAAATTGGTGTATTGCGATTAGTGTCCATAACAAGACCAATGCAATGTAGGCAGTTCTGTTTGGTTGTATAACCTTCGCTTACTGCAACAATCTCGTGATTGGCCGCTCTTAACCGCCAATACCACTGATTGTTTACACCTTGAAAAATTTGAAAATACATAGAGGTAGTTCCTTATGCAAGATGAAATGAAACGCTATGCTATTTCTTACAACTTTAAAGGTTCCAAATGGAGCTCAGAAGTTTACGCTCATTCATTCGAAGAAGCAAAAGAAAAAGTCAAAGCAATGTCCCAAGCAACCGTAGATGGCGTAATCCATCATTCTATTTATATTCCAGTTAAGGAAAAATCATGGCTTGCAAGGTTAATTGTTAGTATAGTCAAAAAATTCACTTAAGTAAGTGATAATCATCACAATTTTAGACAATTTGGATAAAAACACACTCGTGAAATGCCATTTGTGAAAATCGCCAGTTGCAGATTAAAAGCCCTGCACCAATGAGTGTGAGATATTGCGGTAATGACAAACGAAGCCAGTCGGTGGGATAAGCTAAACGCAATATCACATCTCAAAGCACATTTGAAGTACAGAGACACAACGGCAAGTGAAACCGTTGCTAATGATAGAGGGAAGTGTGCTTTGAAATAGCTCTTTGTTGAGTTGGTTGTGGAAACCGACATCTGAAAAACACAAAATAAAATTTGTAAGTTGTGAAAAATAACACGGGTTCAAATCCCAAAAGAGCCTCCATCTAAAGCCGCTTTCAAACGTGCGAAAGCATCGTCCAGTCTCCTTGAATGAATAATTGACAACGAAAGCGGCTCTAGCTGGAAACAGCGTTTTTCATAATAAAAAAATCTCCTTTAGATTGGTTAGCCCCTAGTTGCTTTCACACTTTGGCACTAGGGGATTTTTTTAACCAATATTTCTTAACCATACGAGGTAAACACTATGAACAAGTTAATCAAATTTCTTAAAACTACTGCTTATGTAATCGCAACTATCCTTTCAATCTGTCTAGTCGCTATGACAATGCTAACTGCTCTAGCGGCACAAGCAAGCGAGCCAACAGCGCTAGAGCGTGAACAAGCAAGAATTCAATGGATTGCCGAGAATGGGCAATATCAACCAAATCTTACAGAGCCAGCTAAACAAGAGGCTATGGCATACACAAATATTAAACAAAAGGAATTAGATTATGAGAAAGGCAAAAACAGAAATTAAGATTGAGCCTTATCCAAAAGGTGGTTGGTATGTTGTTGAAAGAGTTGGCGGTAAAGTTTGGTGGCACTCTTCTAATTACCAATCAATAGAACTTGCTGAAGTGCGAATGAAAGAGCGTAAAGAGCTAAAAGAAAATACGGCTGAATGGCTCAATAACAAGCTCGCTCGCAGCTCAAAACCGAAAATTGGACTAGCAACCAAGCCAACATTAGTTAAGCGTATTTCAAAGGCTAAGATGCGTTATTTAAAACGTTTTGATGAGTACAACGAAATGCGCAATCAACAGCCTGAATCTGAGCGCCAAACTGAATTTCAACTTACTGAGATTCATCGCCTTTTTGGCGTACACGCAACCACAATCGAGCGAGCGATTTATTATCGCCAAATCAAGCCTCGAGGCAAAAAATTAATCAGAGGTCATTTGGTGCGCACATTTAAATACGAGGATTTATGCTCTTACTTTGACATATTGAGAGGTATTACAAATGGAAACGATGCAGCGACAATGGGAAATGGCTAGTTTTACCGCTTATGACAAGGAACAAGAACAATATGATGCCTATGAGCGGGCAGTAGAAATGGAAATAGAGAGCATTAAAGAGGATATCGCTAATTGTGATGATGATGTTATCTGTGTTTTTAGAGAGAAGATGCTTGATTATGATGAGGTTATCAACGCCTTTGATGATGATACATTTAATGATGATGAATTTATAAAGGCGGTCGCACTTGGCACTGACTATGAAGAAATGCGAATTAAAATCTTGACCGCTATGGCAGAAGATAGATTAGAACAGTTAGAGGAAGATTGTCGAAAAGGATATATCCTCAATGATTAACCAATAAAGGTGAAACAAAATGACAAATCAAAAT